AGCGCGCACGCCAATAGATCGCCCCAGGTCAAGCACCGGAGGCGTGTAGCTGATTGATTCGATGTTTTCAATGTATGGCGTCGAATTAATATCGTCAGGTTTTATGCTCGACGGTTTCGCCAGCCGAACCGACTCGTTTGCTTCCAGTATGTTTGGCAGATCCTGACAGGTTGCCCGGCTGTTGAAGCATTTCTGATCGCCAGTAACGCCCACGGCTGCGGTGCAAGGTGACGACCCGTAAACACGCGTACACTTTTTGACTTCCAGCTCAATAAAACTGATTCTATTACTCAAGCGATGCCCCTAAAATTCCAATCTACCTGCATCATACCATTGGAGCGTTGATTAGTCGGCCTCGGATTTCCTTCCACCCAGCAATAACCAACTTCTGCCGGATAACCTGTGGGACGCCATGCCCAGAAGCAGGGAGGGCGCGGGCTTTGTGCGAAGAAAGGATCAAGGTTTTGGCGATACCAGAACGGCGTTAGGTTCTGCAATGACACACCGGTCGTCAAAGACTTGTTCAACACCACTTCGCCCAGGTACTCGCCTGACTGGCTTATGCCGTTAATAGCGGTACGCTCACGGCCCATTGTTATGGGCGTATGGCCTACGTATATATTGCGCTCTAAACGCAGCGACAAGCCCGCGTAGATGACGGCAATTGTCGGCGCAGTAGTCGCGCCCGTTATTGAAAGCGTAATGGTGGCGGGTGTCGCTTGCGAGAATAGAAACAACAGCGCCTGTTCCTGGCCAATAGCGCCCGACTGGTAAACTAGTGTGCCGTCAAAGCTGACAGCTACTTCAAGGCCAGGCTGGTTCAGGTTATGCCGTGCGATGCCGATGTAATCGATTGGCCGCCGGCTTCCGTTTGTGATCGTAATGGTCTGCGTTGCTGTGCTAGTTGCAGCCCAAACAAACGCTGTCGCGGGGTTGGTGGCGTTAGTGATTGGCGAACCTGCCGCTGCCGATGTTGCCGATATGGAGCCGGAGGTTACGACATTATCGAAACAGATCCGACCGGCATTGTCATTGATCTCATTTAGCGTTAATACTAAATTCGTGCTTAAATGCGTCATACTAGCATCACCTGTTTTCCATCGCTTCCGGCTTCATTAATTTTATCGATTAGGTTTCGTACCTGCTCACCGGAGAACATCGAACCAGGGTCGATACCCTCGATGTACAGGCTTTGCGTTTGTGACCCTGCCTGTGCTGTCTGTCCGCCTGCGGCTGCTGTTGACGTTGTAGCTGGATCAACAGAACTAACGCCTGCTGCTGGGTTGCCTGAACTGCTGCTGCTTGAAGATGCCGACATAAGCTTATTAATCATCATGCCGGTGGAAACAGCAGAAGATGCGGCCATCAAAGCGCCAACTACTGGGCCGCCTATTTTTGTGCCAAATTTAAAAGCGCTTATTGCAGAGCTTACACCATCGATTGATGCCTGCGCTATTGCAGCGGCCTTTCCAATTTTAAACTCTTCCTCAACAGAGCTGCTCATTAAAACAGCCATGCCGCCGAAAAAGTCGCTAGCTGCGCCCCACGCTTCTTTGTGCTTTGATGAATCAATGGCTTTTGATGCTTTGGCCCACTCTTCCTGCCGCTCTAAATCAGTCTTTGAAAAGTCTTCACCAGAGCTTAAACGGCCATCGACGTATTCTTTATTCAGCCGTGCCATCTCGGCCAGGTGTTCTTTCTCTTTGTCTTCCAGGGTCTTAATTTGGATGTCTACTATGTCGACAATTTCTATTTGATTATCTAATAGCTTTTGCTTTTCTTCATCTCTTCGCTTTGCTAAGTAGTCGGCGTCTGATTCCACTGGTGCTGCCGTCCCGGTAGTGCTGTCGGGCTTTTCGAGTCTTGTAGCATTTTGCTCTTTTAGAAGATCAAGCTGTAGTTGCAGCTCTGCCTTTCTTTGTTTTTCTCTTTCAATTATTCCTTCAATGCTTTGCTTTGTTCGGCCTCTTGCCGTTAAAAGCCTTTCCTCTTGGAAGGCAATTTCATCACCAACATCAAGCAACTGCGTCTGGATTTGTGAAATGCTGTTAATGTCTTTTGCATCAAGAAAGCTATTAAAAAAATCAATGAAATTATTTGTTAGTGATGGCAACAAGCTAATAGTGGTTTCTAAGAAATCAGTTATTGGCTCGGCAAACGTGCTGATTATTTGATTGCCAGCGTTCCCTGCCGTAGCGCCCAACAGGTCAAAAGACTCTTTCATATCGCCAAGCGCGTCAGCTTGGTTAGCAGTTAAAGCTATCTGATCATTTACATCAGAATACTTTGCAGAAAGTCTTTCAAGCTCTGCGCTCTGGTCAGCGTATAACGGTAAAAGCTTTGTAGCATCGCTGGCGATGGCTTCCATGTAGAAAACCATGTCAGCTTGTGACAGGTTTGCGCTATTCAGAGAATCGACGTAAAGTTTTAGAGCCTGGTCGCCGCTTAAATCTTTGAAGTTGTCAGCAGTAACGCCAACCATCGGGCCGATCTTTTCAAAGAAATCAACCATCGGGCCTGCGCCGGTCTGGACGAAATCGCCGATCTTGTCATTAACGTCTTTCAGAATATCAGCAAGGGTATCCTGCTCAACACCTACGCTTTTTGCAGCAAATGCCAAATCTTTGAAAGCTGTTATTGAAGTGTTAGCTACTGTCGCTTGGTTCTTTAACTCGTTAACGTTATCGCCGACAAGCTTTGAGAATGCCAAGAACGCCACGCCAGCGGCTGTTGCAGCGGTGCCAAGCTTTAATAGATTGGCACCACCGGCTTTTGCGGCATCGCCAACTTTGTCCAAACTAGTTGAAGCGTCCTTTGCGCCCTTTTTTAATGGCCCAACATCAGCGCCAAACCTAACTAATATATCTGCTTCGTTGGCCATTAGAACCCGTCCTCTAGTAATCTCAATAATCTTACGCGGTCTGGTTCTCTGAATGCGTCAGGGTTTTTTGCTTTCATCCACCACCAGAATTCCACCGGGCGCATCGACCAAAAATCAGACGGGCTCATACCCATCTGGATCGACGCTATATAGGCAATCTCTACCGTGCCGCGACTTTCTTTTTTGGAGCCCTGGCTTTTGGCTTTGGGTTTTGTTCAACCTGCGGCGCGTAATCTTCAGGTGGTCGGAGTGCTGTTAATATCTGGCCAATGTCGCTGTAGGCTTGTTTAACAAAATCCACATCAGAGCGCAGCTTAACGGCAACATCCATATCGAAAACATTGATGCCGGCAAAGCGCAGAATCTTATTATAAACAATGGCCACTTTATTCCGGCCCATGTTAAAAGTTTCTGGCTCTTCCTCTCGCACTCGATTCGGGTCGCTTGCGCTGCTCTCTAAAACAGAAAGCAGCTCAATAATGCGACGGGCATCGACGCGGCCTTTTTTGCCTTCAAACTCAACGTCTAGTCCGTCAAACATTAAGCGCCCGCCGTGTAAGTCCATTCGCCTGACGATTGCAAAGCACCGTCAAAACTAATCGTTCCATTTGAATCGCCGCCAGTTTCACTAACGCTATTCAAAAAGAAACTACCACTAATTGTATCGCCAGTAGTCTGCGCGCCAACTGGTGGAAATTCAACAGTAATGTCGGTATAAAGCTGCGAGCCATCAGTATTAATAAGCGCGCGGATAGCGGTGTCCTTAGTAACGCCGCTGAAACTAATGTCCAGGGTCTTACTGCCAACGTCATCAAGCAAAGTCCGATAGCCATTATCTTCATCTGAAGTAATGTCGATCGCTTCTTTTGCAATGCTAACGCCTTTTGAAGTAATGCCCAACCAGCGAACGGCGTTTTTCTTAATGATTAGGTCACGCGAAGCTGCTGCGGCCATGTTAAATCTCCTCGATTATTAAAGTAAATGTTTGAACACCATGGCGGGTCAAACCGTCAGAGTCTAAAAACGACTCAGATCCTGATTGCATTATAGTTACAAATTTAAAGCCTGGCTGACTCAGTTCCGCCCGCTGTAAACTACTGTAAATATAACCCTGTATTTCTTTAGTTTCTGCCCGGCCTCGGTATCGGCTCCAGGTATGAATAGTAATAGAAACCATATTCATATTTTCAGTGTCGGTATCAAGCGCCGCGTGACTATCTTCGCCAATAACGATTTGTGGAAAGTCCGTATTCTCAACCGTAACGGGTTGCGGAACTGCATCATATACCGGTATCGCGTTGCTTATTATATCAGCATTCGCAATTAGTTTTTCATATATCGCTTTTTGTACTGCTGTCTCAAAACTAGCCACGTTTTGCTATCCTTTTTTTTGCCCGCTTAACAGCACCGGCAAGCTTTTTGGTAAATATCTCGTCGGTCAGTTTTGGCATATCGGCTTTCATTTGCAGTAATACTGGCTCCACAAATGGCCGCGCCCGCTGTGGATTCTTGCCACCTGTGCCATGCTCGACAAACCGCCAATAGAAACCGCCGCCTTTCGTGCGCTTGCCCTTTGATGCCTTGACGTATGATACTGGTTTGCCCGGAAATGATCGGCCTTTTACTGCCTTAATTGATCGTTTCAGGTTTCCAGTCTCGCTTGGCACGCGTGCTTTAAACTTCTTGGCGGCATACTGGGCAAAGCCTGCAATCATATTTTTCGATAAATTGTTTGCTTCACGCGGAATTAATGTTTTCAGTATATCATTAATTTCATTAAGCCCTAAAAGCTCGACGCCGCCTTTCTCATTCATTGCGCCACGCCACGCTCTGCCGTTACTTCAATATAAAGCGCGCGGGTTTTCGGCTGCTTTCTCAGTGTAATGTTGTACTGATCGCCCTGCCAGTCTAGTCTGTCAGAATCCAGCAATGAAATACCATTGCGGAACACGAACATATAAGCCGCTTCGCCCTGCAATTGGTCAAACCCTGTAGACTCACGCCCCGACAAGGGCCGTACATGGCACCAGTACGCGCCCTGATCAACCCACGCTAACGTATCGCCACCGAGTCCATCTTGCGTCAGCGTCTGGCGCTGCACTGTAACGCGCTGGTCTAGCTCGCCAGGCCTAAACATTATGCCACCCAGCCGGTGCGGTCGACGTTTAACATCGCGTCAACGCCGAACGGAATAGGCATGGCAGACTGCCCAACAGTGACAGCCATTCGCTGTTCATACCAGTGCGCCACAAGAAGCCGTATGGCGCGTTTGATGTTGCTTGGTACGTCAGCACCGGTTGC